TATCTATAATAGAGCCATAGCGTTTAGTTAAAGCTACATCAAAGTCTTGGTTAAATACATGAGATAAGTCTTTCTTGATTATCATGTCAGTATCTAGCGTTACCCAATTGCCTCTTAATGAAGCTAGGTGTTCTAATCTAAATAACATAATAAGACCGTTATATTCTTTACGAATAATAGTATTTACGCCTTTTATAATTGGCGTATTCATATCTGATAATTGAACTATGTTTGCATTTGGCATCACTTCTTTTACAGAAGCTACCATTTTTGTAGGCATATCTACATCTTTACCTACATGAAGAAATGTTATGTTAAGCAAAGATTATATCCTTATGTGCTTGACCTACTTCTTTATAGCCAATGCTTTCTAATAGATTTCTTGCTTCGTATGTGAGTGGTTTATGTGCTAGGCTTTTTTCTTCTATCACAATTACAGGTCTATAACGTTTAACCTGGTCTATCATGCCTGCAATAGCATTGTGTTCAAAACCTTCTACGTCTAGTTTTAAGAAGTCTAATGCACCGAAGTCAGGCATAGGCATTACTTTAATACCCTTACCTTCAGATAAGTGCCAACAACCTGTGTTATTACCACTTGCTAGTGCAAACTCTTGATGAGTGTCGTATAGACCAAACTTAGACAGAATAATATTGTTTTTGTTCTTAGTATTTGCTACTAAACATTCAAAGTTATCAGGGTTAGGTTCAAAGGATGCGACTAGATTAAACTTATCACATAGAAACCTAGACCAGCTACCTACATGTGCACCACCATCTACTGCAACATCCCATTTCTTTACATGTTCTATTGCAATATCTAGTGATTTGTTTTCAAACACATCACCTAATTTAAAGTAGTTGACAAAGAACTCATCACTATCTGGTAAATAAGTGTTGCCTGCTAATTTCATAACTGATTTGTAACGTTTTCTATGACTTCATTCCATGTTTTATCATCTTGGTAGAATAGTCTCATGTGTCTATACCAAGGCATACTTGGTTGAGCATATCTCCATTGGTGGTATTTAGGCACTAAGCACCATGTTTTAACGCCCATAGCAGCACTACAATGTAAAGCTGTAGTATTGACCCCTAAAACCATATCACAAGCTGCTATAAGAGCTGCTGTGTCATCATAATCTTTTGCGTCAGATGCTAATTCTAAATACTTAACACCTTCAATTTTGCGTTCTACGCTATAGTCAAGACTAACTAACTGTATGTCTTTGCGTTTAAGTAGTGGCTGTAAATCTTCTTCTGTAAGCTGTCTGCCTTTAGAGTTAGTTCTAAATGTACCGCCTTTAGTCGTGATACCTATGACTGTCTTACCCCATGGTTTAAACATGGCTTTCCACATTTCAACCTTATCTTTATCAGGTACTAGAAAAGGAGTCCCAGGAAAAGACTTGCTCGTTGGTCTGCAAAACTGAGGTAACCCGCCAATAGCACATCTGGCATCAATTGTAATGTCATTTGTCCACTCCACTTCTTTTGCTCTACGTGTTCCATGCACCTCTGCATTAGGGAAGCTACGTTTAAATAATGTTTCTAATCTTTCGTCACAGTCTATGTAGACTTTGTTACTAATTGCTATAGCGTCTGGAATACATGAAGCATAGAATATCTCATCACCTAAACCTTGTTCACCATAGATGATTAAGTTTTTACCAGATGAGCCATCCCATCTTACTTCGTCACCATAAGATAATTCTTTACGGAACTTACCACCTAGTGACTTGTTCCATTCTGCCCAACCTAATTCCCATTCACCTTTGGCTAGGTAACTATGAGCTAGGTTTAATTGTGCGTGTAGCTCGTTAGGATTGCATTCTAGAGCCATCTTTGCAGACTTCTCTGCATCATCCCAACGTGACATCTGAACGAGTGAAGCTGAAGCGTTAGCATAAGCTAGTGCATAGCTAGGGTCTAATTCTGCTGACTTTAAGAAGTATTGTATAGCTTCTTCAAACATATCCATTTCATGACATGCACGACCTAGAGATGTCCATAATGCTTTATTACTTGGTGACTCTTGTAATGACCTACGGAATAACTGATATGCAAATGCAGGCTTATCACCCATTAACCAGATGTAACCTAGAAAATGTAATGTAGCTGCATCATTAGGATAGACCATTAACACTTCGTTAATAATAGGTAAAGCTACGTCATACTCTTCTTTTTGTATGAGGTCGTGTATTGCTAACTGTACTTTCTTTAATTCTTCTTTATCCACTCTTTGTAGTCAACTTAAGGTAAGGATAGTTTTCGTTTATTTCTTTCATTAACTCTTTTGTTTGATTAGGGTTATACATGTCTATACCCTTTTGCTTTAACTGCATTTCCACTACAGGTGGAATACTAGCAAAGTGTGCCCATTCTTCTTTAACACCTTTGTTCCAAATCTCAGGGTTATCTCTTGCTTGTTTAATCTTGTCTAACATGCTGCTCACATCTTGAGTAGAGGTTAGGTAGTATGTATCTTTAGCAGGGTCATAGTCAAAGTACTGACTTACACCTGTTACGCTATTGTGGTCAAATAATATTGGCATAGTATAAATACAACAGAGGGAGAATTAACTCCCTCTATCATATCACATCTAATTACTAAACACCTACGTTTTGCACTTTTGCATGTGCGTCAGGGTTTTGAACTACTAAAGCATATTCTGCTGTTAATAGATACTTAGTTGAGTCACCAGTCTTAGCAAGTTCTTCTTTGCTTAAAGGACGTAGTGAAGCTAAACCAACATAGCCTGGGTCAATACATAGAACTGCTTGGTCACGCATGAAACGGTCAAGTTTCACAGTGTGATTACCGAAGTCAGAAACGTAAACGTCTGCTGCACCAGTAATAGTAGCTTGTGTTTTGATTTGTACATCTACAAACTTAGTAGCAATACCAGCAAAGCCAGAGAAACGTGCTTTGTTAGTTGCTGACATAAGGATTAATGATGGCTCGCCACCGTCTGTCCATGCCAATTGTAATGCTGACTTTAAGTCTGCTTCAATGAATGTTACTTGAGTACCGTCTGTAGGAGCTGCAACTGTACCACCTGAGAAACCAGGAGTTGTACCAGATGTAGAACCTGTAGCTAATACTCGGTTAGTAATCCAAGACTCAATACCTGCTGATGAACGAGCTGTTGCTGCGCCACCTGCTGATGATGCTTGGTTACGTACGATAGCATACTCCATGTCACGCTTCATTTCTTTACCAGCTTTCATAAGTTGGTAAGCAACTTCAGACTTACGACCGTACTTACGTACTACGTCATATGTGTTTGAAATTTGAACTGTTTTGCTTGAGATTTGAGTATAGTTACCTAATACTGTTGTTGCTGCTAATGTTGAGAATGTTGAGTCATCACCTTCAAGTGCACGGTTAGTACCTGCGGCTGCAAGTGTATCTGTTTGCCATTGATGGTAAGTTTGACCTGCTGACATTCTTTTTGCGATTGAGAGTAAAGGTGTATCTTCTGGAGAAATATCAAAGATAATATCTTCAAATGACTCCGCTATACCTTTACCCGTATAGGTATTGGTTGCTGATTCTGACATAATGTTTTCCTTTGTAAATTAAAGCATGTTTTCGATAAGTTTTTGAGCTGCATCTGACTTACCAGTCTTACGTAATGATTCACGTAATTTACGGTGAGCAGAGCTAGCTTCCGCTTTAGTATCTTTAGAACCAGGTTTCACTACTGGCTTAGCACTTGATACTTTTTTCTTTACAGTTGAATTCTGTTGAAGTTTTCGCCATTGCATAGCGTCATGCAATACCTTTACGTGACGAGGGTCAACAATTGAGTTAAGTTCGGCATCTGAAAAACCATAGTCCTTGCCAGTAGATAACAATGCTTGGTTAGTCTCAGGACTCCAATTTGGTATCTCTTTTGCTAGAACTTCTTTTCCTTTTGCTATCTTCTCAGACATCAATTGCGTTTGCTTCTGAACGACTTGTTGCTTTTTGGCTTCAAACTGTGAAACAAGTTGACTACGTTCTTGCTGTAGTTGGTTGTATGTAAAGAAA